ATAATAGATGAAGTCTCGAAAATTTATTATCGAAAAACAAGATACAACTACGACAACTGCGACAATTGCGTCAAGTGATTATGATGAATATTATTCTGATACAGAAGATGTAACATCATCAATTCCAACTCGTAAACAAAAAGGTAATGAAATGTTTACTAGTATTGTAAACACTCATTATACAAATGGTAGTAAACAGGAAAATTTTACAATAAATGACATATTGAAAAAACTAGTTAATTATATACCATTAAAAACAATGAATGAAAAAGAGATATTACAGCAATTACCTATTTTTAAAACGTGGATTAGGTATTACAATGTTAAAACTAAACAATTTAGAACAGGTGGTCTTTTAATGAAAGTATCTTATCCTGATTATATTACGTTGGTAAATACGACAAACAAATTATCTTGGAGTGTTCAATTAAAAGATAATATAATATATATACCTGATCCAAGAAAAATCAATCATTAAAAAGAAATTCAAAGAAACAGTTGTTTAACTTGAATAAAATAATTAACTTAAATAAAATAATTAACTTGAATAAAATAATTGATTATTAATCATATATTTATTATTTTATTCAAGTTAATGACTGCAAATAAAAGATTTTTAAAAGAAATTCAAAGACTATATTTACAACAATCACAAAGAGAATTATTAGAAAACGATTACTTGATTCGATACGATGAGACAAATATAAATAAACTATATGCTATAATTAAAGCTCCACATGATAGTGTATATAGACATAAGTTTATAAGATTGGATTTCACAATACCTGATAATTATCCTCATTCACCACCAGAAGTTACTTTTGTAAATTACGATTGTGTTAGAATTCACCCTAATATGTATGAAAATGGTAAATGTTGCGCTACTATTTTAAATACTTGGGGTGATAACATATTTGAAAAGTGGACATCTAGTATGGGTATTGAAACCATATTGTTAACATTTCATTCTTTTTTAGATAATAATCCTTATATGTATGAACCAGGTGATAGAGATGATCAAAGTTATACGGTTTATGTTTTGTATCAGAGTTGGGTATCTTGTTTAATAAGATATTTGCAAAATGAAAAGGATGAAACGTTTATTAATTTTATACATACGTATATGCTTACGAATATAGATGAAATCTTTAGTGATTTAAGAAATTCTTCTGTAATATATCCATATGCCTATTACAATACAAGATGTTTTGAAATCGAGAGATTTTTAGTTGATTATGAAAGATTATCACTTACATTGCAAAACTATTATAATTACATTGATTTCACAGAAAATTTTAAATCAGATGACGATACACAAATCTCATTTAATGATTTTATGAATACAGAATATGACTGTTGTATATGTTATGATACAATTGAACTAAATGAAAATGCAATTGAACCAAATGAAAATGCAATTGAACCAAATGAAAATGCAATTGAACTAAATAAAAATACAATTGAACCAAACGAAATAAATGGAGATCGAGGTAATTTGTTTAGATTAAAAAATTGTAAACATCTTTTTCATAAAAATTGTTTAGAAAAACATATTGAAACAAATAACCGTTTGTGTCCAATGTGTAGAACTGAATTGGAAGAAAATGAGTTGGTGGAACAATTGAATGAACCCAAGGATGAATGGATGATTAATCCATCGACTAAAAGAAGAATTAAAATAGGTGGAAAAACTTGGAATTATTTGAAAAATTCTGGTTTGATTTAATAAGTAATTTAAAAACAATGTAAAAGTGTACAATTTAATATAATTATATATAAAATTGAATTATTATTTAATATATATATATGGAAAGGATGATAAATATAAATCATATTGATTTAGGATGTTTAGATAAATACGAGCATCAAATATCTAATTTAGATAAAAAGACCTTTAGGAAAGTTGAAAAGTACAAAGCGTATATATTAAAATCAGTAAATGAAGATTATAAATATGGTAGTTCTTGGTTAGATCTTTTCATATTAGAAAAACAACTAAGACGGTTCGAAAAATTTTTACACAAATATAGTATTAATATTGATATTCTGAATAAAGTAATTACACTTTGATTAAATAAAATGTAATATGTAGTAAATTATCAATGATATGATTCCTGATCCCAATATTAATATTAATACATTTTTTAATGAAACAATTGAATCGGGTGTTTTTTCTGGTGAATCGGGTGTATTTTCTGGTGAATTAGGTGTATTTCCTGGTGAATTAGGTGTATTTTCAGTGTTATTTTTTTTATGATTAATTTCGTTACTCATTAAAATATCGTTTTCTGTTGCAATATTATTTTCTTTACAAAAATTTTTATATACTTTTTTATTTATTATATCTATTCCTGCAAAATCATAGTAATCCTCTAATGATCTTGTATTTCCTAAACCATATTTATCTAAATTGAATTGTAAATAATTTACTACGTTGTCTTTGTCTTTATCTTTGTCATTATCTACTAATTTCAAATAATACTTTACTTTATCAAATGCTGGAATATCTGAATAGTATGGATTATCTGTCCATATTTTAGGTTTATCTTTTCTTGTATATTCGTGAAATACGATATTTTCAGTAGGTGTGAAAATGTCCCAACCGTGTGTATAAAATCTTATGCTATGTAATATTTCTTCTCCAACAAATAAAAATGGCAAATTAGGATCAAATGGTAATTCTTTTAAAAAATAAGATTCACAAAATAACATACCGCCAGCAACATATGGTGTCATATAAGGTGTATTATTACTATTCATTTCTTCTGAACCCATAAATGATATCATTCCTCTATCGTTAAAAAATGATTTGCATATTCTTGTAACATTGTTTTTTATATTATCGTTATATTGATCATATGTGCTTATTTCTTTTGGATAATGACTCAAGACAGGTTTTTTTGATAATCCTTTATTTTTAATATCCGATAACATACCTATACATAATGTATCCCAACCCTTTACGAATTTACTATGACTATCTATTTGTAAAAAATATTCCTCTCCGTCCCATAATGTGCTACATAAATATCTTGCGTGTGTAGGACCTTTTGCGTCAAAATGTGGAATTCTTATTATTCTTACTCTTGGATGATCTTGGTAACCTTTTGCTACACAATCTATATCATCGTCTTCTTCATTTTTATTTTGTTGACATATTCCTACATATACTCTATCAGGTTTATCAGCCATAGTATATAATGAATCTAATGTAGTACTACATACATCATCTCTATAACTTGCAATACTTACAAAAATTGCTCCAGGTTTAGATTTCATGTTCTCTTATATTATAACAATATTTTTTAATTAATTAAAAAATATTAAAAATACATAGTTAGTCTACAATATTGAGTTCATAGTTGCATCCATTCTTGTTTAAACGTATCAATGTTTAACATTACGCGTTCTTTGTTTAAACCTGCACCGCCATTTGTTTTAACCTGCTCCTCTTTAGGGAGCAGCAGGATTTTATAGTCTTCATCCTTAGTAAAATTATTTTCAAGTGTTCTTTTAGCATTTTTCTTATGTGCAAAACCAACAAGATTTACTAATGTGTCTAAATTAATTGGAAAATCATTTGTTGGATGATAGTTCATATAAATATATAGATTTGCTATGTACCATTTACTTTCTTCTTCAGTAAATTCCTTAGTAAGAGTTTCAATCATTTTAGATTGACCATTTAATGTTAATACTGTACTATTTTTAATAAGTGCATTAAAATCAACAGAATCAGTTTTTTATCATTTGGGTCATTTATTTATATTACGGTATAATTATTTATTTTTAAATAAGATTTTAAACGGGTTTATTTTTCTATAAATCCTTAGTATTTTTAACCATCTGACTTATAACCTACTATGTCTCCTTGTCTTGATACGATAACTTTTAATTTTTTAGTTTTTGCAAATTTACGTTTTAATTTATCCAAGTGTTCTTGATCTTTATCATCGTCTTCTTCGTAATGATCATTGTAATTATTGCTATGGAAATTCCAAAATTTAGGATGTCCTGCTTTAAAGTTGTTGTGATATTCTGCTTTGTACCAGAAAACTTGGTCTCTTAAATCACTACTGTTTCCTGATGTTTTTATAACCAAACATTCGTGGTTTTGTGTACACGCATCCAGGATATTACAAAAATGATCAAATGAAGGTAACATTCCAGCGTAGTCGTCGTATATTTTTTTTCTATTTTTTACACTTGGTTCGTTGAATATAAATACATAATCAATATTACTTCTTAATTCGGGAGTAATACCTAAAGGATATTGCATAGTTAATATAAAAAGAAAATTATAATGTCTACCATTGAAGAAAATACTTTTAATTGTTTTTTCTTTTTTCCAGTTTTGTGCATCGTGTAACATATCATCTAATACTATAAATAAATTATTACTAGGATGTTTTCCAGTTTCAGATATACCTTTTGCTTTTGTTTCTCTTATTTTTTTCTTTTGACGAATCATAATACTATCTATTAGTTCAGGATTATATTCTGAATGTATAAAACTATCAGGTATAAAATCTCCAAAAAAAGGTGATGCCTCTTCTGTTCCTGAAAATACAATTCCCGACGGTATATCCTTGTGATGGAAAAATATATCTCTAACAAGCCATGATTTTCCACTCCGCCTCTTACCTAAACATAGTATAGTAGCATCCGGCATAATACTTTTTATTTTAAACTTTTTAAGAGATAATTTTTCAAATTCGTTAATCAACATTTCATTCTTAAAAATATACGTTCAATTTTTTTTCGTTTTTTAAACGTGTTACAAACGAAAATATAAAATACTCCAATAAAATATAGAAGAATACAATGAGAGAATATATTGTAATAACACAAGTTAAAAATGAATGTTTAAAGGAATTTGATGATAAAAAAGATTTAGATTTATCTTATTCAAAAAATAAACGCGTAAGTTTTAATAAAAACAAAGTTGTATATTGTTATTCGTATAAACCCCTAACATTATATAAATCTGGATTAAATTATTGTGTGAAAAATGTTTCAAAAATTGTAAATAATATATTAAAAAATACAAAAGATCAGTAAATATATAAATTAATCAATACGTTATTTTATTATTTGTATAGGAAAATGTGTTAGTTATTTGAAATTATTATCATAATACATAATACGTAATATATATAATATGATTACATTGTGTATTGATCCTGGTTTAAGAAATTTGTCTCTTTGTATTATGAATAGTAATTATGAAATTTTACTATGGGATGTGTATGATGTATTAGATAGTGATGATTATCATTGTGAAAGCGAATTAAAAAATGGAAAAATATGTGGTAGAAAATGTAATATGAAATATAAATGTGAAGAAACATTTGTATATACATGTAAAACACATTTTCCAAAGGATATAAAAGCAACAAAGAGTAATGATTTTAAAAAGAAAAATGTAGATACATATCTTTTACAAGATATAGCAAAAGTTTTTATTCAAAAAATCCAAGAATTGTATGATGATAATCCTGTTTTTAAAGAATTAAATAGTATACTTATAGAATTACAACCTAAATGTAATAGTAAAATGTCATTTGTTAGTCACGTACTTTATGGTAAACTTGTTGAATTATATAAAGAAACAAATGTCACTATAAGATTCGTTAGAGCATCACAGAAATTACGTGCCTATACAGGTCCAGTTATTGAATGTAAATTAAAAGGTAAATATGCTCAAAGAAAATGGTTATCGATTCAGTATATAAAATGGTTTTTAGAAAATAAATTTTCAAAAGAACAAAAAGAAAAATGGTTACCGTTTTTCGAGTCTAAAAAAGTACAGGCTGATATGGGAGACACTGCACTTATGTCAATTAATGCTATATCTGGAATACCAAAGAAACAATTAAGACACAAAAATGGAAACGAAATAAAATAAATCTAAAAATGTGAATTGAAATTTAGATGGCTTTTTTATGTAATTTACGGGGTATCTTTCCAACTCCATTTTTGCCCCTTTTGATCCTCAAAACCCCATTGAATAAGATTCGCACCATTTAAATTACTATTATTGGCAGATCCAATACATCTATCCACCCCACCATCGCCACTCCACTCATTACATAAATGTTTATCACTACGGAGTGTCCATTTTTGTCCCTTTTCGTCATCCTTTTTGTCCCATAATCGATACTGTCCACCCCATTCCTTCTTATTCTCAGCTGCTGCTAAACATTTATTATTTGGATTACATATATGTTTACCCTCAAATTTCCATTTTTGTCTATCTCCGAAGATATCGGGCAAGATAGAGAATTGAGCAGCAGAACCACTATTATCCTCCGTTAAACAGTAATTGTGCTCATTACACAAATATCTATAATTAGTCTCTGGATTTTTTGCCATATTATCACCAACTGTAAATTGATCACAATCAATATTTGTAGTTTGTCCCCAATTTGGATCCCATGAAGTTGCTATCTCTGCAGTAGGATAGCCTCTTAACTTAGAACCATCCCATCTAAATACGCTGTCACCAGTATAACCTGTAGGAATATTACTAGTACATTTAACACTTTTTCCTACATCAACTGAAGGTTTTGCTGCCAAATTAGTACCAACTGTAAAATTTGCACAATCAATATCAGAAGGTGCCCACCAAGTTGGATCCCAAGAACCTGCTATCTCTGCAGTAGGATAAGCTCTTAAGTTTTTACCATCCCATCTATATACGGTATCAGCAGTACGACCTGTAGGAATATTACTAGTACACTTAGCACTTTTTCCTACAGTAACTGGATTTTTTGCCAGATTAGTACCAACTGTAAATCCTGCACAATCAATATTTAATACTCCCCCGTAATAATAAGTTGAATCCCAAGAATTTGCTATCTCTTCACTAGGATAAGCTCTTAAGTTATTACCATCCCATCTATATACGGTATCACCAGTACGACCTATAGGAATATTACTAGTACACTTAACACTTTTTCCTACAGCAACTGGTGTTCTAGTAGTAGTTGGTGGTACTGTAGTAGTTGGTGGTACTGTAGTAGTTGGTGCTACTGGTGTTCTAGTAGTAGTAGTTGGTGGTCTAGTAGTAGTAGTTGGTGCTGCTGGTGCTGCTGTTACTGCTGGTGCTGCTGTTACTGCTGGTGCTGCTGGTACTGCTGGTGCTGCTGGTACTGCTGGTGCTGCTGGTGCTGTCGATATCGATTTAGATGGTAGTGTATATTCAGTAGAATCAGTAGAATCAGTATATTCAGTAGATTCAGTAGATTTAGTAGATTTAGTAGATTTAGTAGATTTAGTAGATTTTTTTTGCGTAAAAAAAAATCCAGCTCCAGCTGCTGAAAGAGATAATAAAATACAACATACACAAATAACAATTATTATTACAACTTGTTTCATAT